AAATTCTGATTTTTACTTGGGTACATATCATCGTTGCTGCTCGTATTGTACTCAGGGTACAAGCTGTTGTAGAACGCCATGTGATCGATGAATCTACGAGAGTAATGTTCTGCGATGTCTCGCTCCTTCTGTACAAGGTAATTCAGATCCTCCTTCGTTACGCTCTCGCCATTCTCTGATCCCTTTGTATAGATACCTCCATTTGCTATCTTATAGTGGATGTAAGGCAGTATCTCGATGGCGGCATAGTGTATCACCATATCCTGAATGTAGTTAGTGAACAGCGTAAGGTAGTTACCTGTGAGAGTGTCTGCTGATATATCACTAGCTATCTTGTTGAATAGGTTTGTACCTAGTATGTTCTGAATGTGGATGTCTTGAGCAATCTTGATGAACTGAATCATCTGATCTCTATCGACATTGCCGTTTATCCCTGTTCTCTTTATAACATCAGCTGGGCTGACAAATAGTACTTGCGCCATTATATACCTCCTTGAATGTCCTTAATAGATGGAGGGTTTACAAACCCTTTGTTCTTCATGTTGCTTGGAGTTATAGCTACCTTGTCATTGTTAGCCTCTGGTCTAAAGCCCTTCTGTCTTGCTCTCGTTGTGCTGATCGTTTCAGCATTCGGACTCTTAACATCAGGTCTTACTCCTCCCTTACTCATGTAGGTTCTACGAACCCACTTGTGCTTACATCTAGCACCACCCTTATACAACCAGATTGAGTAGGTACTTGCACCATTAACACCGAACCCAGCGTTCACCGCTTGGTTGTCCATAGCTATGATGTCCTCCTTGCGATAGACTTTGTTCGCTGTCATCATCTTACGACAGAACTCACGCTGTGGTGATTTGCTACCATCGTATCTGTAACGAACTAGGAACTGAGTACCCTCTGCATTCTCTCCATCTTGTTCGCTGTTAGCGTTAGGTCTTGCTGTACCAGTAGAGGCAAACTTCAGCGTTGAGTCTAGTGCATCTTCCTGATCGTAGTCTACATCACGCTCATCTACTAGTTCCCATTGTTCTTCATCTACATCTTCGCCTAAAGCGATAAGGTCATCGACCATGCTATCGTACTCCTCTGGCATATCCATAGAACACTTGCTCATCTTGACTCCTGTTTCTTCCTCTATTACCTCAGTAGTCTTAGCGTTCTCTAAGTCGGTAAACTCGATAGGAGTAAGAGTCTTGAAGTATAGATTAAGCGCAATGTTGTTGAATCCTAGTATCTGATCAAGTGCTGCAATGACTTGGTCTTGCTTTGGTTGGATAACGCTGTTGTCAAACAACTGGAACGCTGTCTTAATCTCATCAGCATTATTGCCTAGACCTGTTTGGTCTTTAACACCGAACAACATAGGGCTAGTGATTCTATGACCTACTAGTACCTTCTGCTGTGATTCTCTAGATAAGAACTCGTACTGGTTGTGAGCATCGGATAGTTGCACAGGCTCGATACTCGCTGCGCTATTTGAGTCATCATTAAACGCTAGGATGAACTTACCTGAGTTCGATGAACCACTCCACTTCTGCTTAATCTGTGATTCAATGATATCACGCTCCTCCTCTGGAGGTACACCATTGTTGAAGTTCACAATCATAGAAGGAGCTAGTCCGTTCTTGATATTGTTGATGTGGTAGTTCGCTACCTCTCCCTCTAGTTCTGCGTATGGTAACGCTCCCTGATAGTCTACTGGTGAGTAGTAGTAGCTTCCTGATCTGTAAGGTCTGAAGTAAAGTATCTCAACCTTCTCAGAGGCTTCACCATATCCAAAGGCTGGGATGCGTTCTACACCCTTCTTAGAGCGTACCTCGCTCCATTTGTAAGCGTAGTAGTATGCCTCAACCTCTCCTTCATCGTTGCACTTCTCAGCTCGTAAGCATTCGACAGGCATATGGTACACCTCAACGATCTTGCTCTTGTCTCTGTTGTAGATGACTTGAAACGCTCCGTTCCCTAGTAAGTAGTAGTCATTGATGACCTTCTTCAGTTCGCTGTCTTTGATCAGCTTACGCAGTTGTAAGTAGCCCTCTGGATTACTAGCTGAATCCGTAGCATCGATACCTTTACCGAATATCATGTCGATGACACCAGATACTACTGCGTTGTTAGTAGGTGATCCGTTGTATCGGTCAATCAGGTACTGAAAGTAGTTATTGTCCTCGCCATACTCTACCCACCCACTACGAGCGTTCTCAGAGATTACTGGAGAGGTGTAGCTTGACAGCTGCACGAAGTTGATATTATTCGCCATAGATCTTAAATTCGTTGTCCATTGTTTTCTCTGTCGTTGCTAGTTTCGGTTGGTATGTAGCAACATCAGATCCTGAAGGTATAATATACATACGATCCTGAGAAAGTAGCTTAACCTTTCCAACCTCCCATATCTTAATGATATAGAAGTTCTCTGCTACTAAAGCAGATACATCGTAAGAAAAGCTAAAGACCTTTCTGAAATCATCCCAAGTACCAGAGATAGTCGTGTCTACGACCTCCTTACGCTGATCCTCTGAAGTTATCTCAATCTCAAATGACTCCGTAGTAAAGTCTCGGAGGTACATCTTGATTGAGGCTGTTGTATTTTCTTCTACAATAATCATCAATTATAAAACCCAAAAGCTACACAATGGTTATATTTGCATCTGTTCATCTCTCTTAGGTAGCATTGCTACCAAAAAAGAAGCCCCTCCGTAATGGAAGGGCTTTTTTGATTCTAGTCGTTTTGACTACTAGATGTCGTTGATGACTGAAGCATCAGCTGTGATCGCAGCATCTACGAAGTTCGCTGGTATCTTCTCTTGAGCTGTGAAGGTCAAAGTGTAACCTGATAGATCACCCATTGCTGCACCAGTAGCGATAGAGCCACCGCTTACCTCAGCACCATACTCTAAGCCCATCAAGAACTTGTTGCCGTTGTTGTCCTCTACGATTACATGAGGTCTAGCATAAGCGAGTAGCTTAAGTTCGTTGTGAGTCTGCTTAGTCATCTTCTTGAATGTCAAGTTCAATGTCTGCTCGTAGAAGGTTGTACCATTCTCACGAGATGAGGTAACAGCTTGTTCGAAGCTAGAGTTTCCTTTTAGTTTGAACTCAAACCAAGTAGGAGTACCGCTGAATGAGTCTACCACATCCGTATCAGTTAGGTCATATCCAATCGTACCTAATGTTCCAAAGTCTGCAAAGTAAACAGAGGTGATACCACCTACTACATCTTTACAAGGCTCGTTTCTTCCTTTTGTTAATACACACGCCATATTCTATAAATTAAAAAAGGGTAGGCAGATTGAACCCACCTACCCCTTTAATGATTAAATAACTACTTCTTAAGTGTAGTAAACTACATCAGCGCCGATACCGATAGCACATCCAGCAGCCATGCGCATGATCACACGAACATTTTTGCTACCATCTAAATCCGCCATGTCTAGCAACTTGACTTCTTGCCAGTCCGCTAATAGCGAAGATCCAAAATACAAGTTAGACTTCTGAGCAGCGATCATATCGTTAGTTGGTAGACCTGAAGCTACGAACAACTTAACACCATCAAAAGCTAAATCGCCTCCGTTGTACCAAGTAGTACCCTGTGCAGCAACACCATTAGCACCCAAGCCTGAAGCTCCGAAGCCACCTAATGCACGAACATAAGAACGAGCGATGTGCTGAGATACATAGATGTATAGATCCTCTTTGCCGTACAATGCAGCTGGGATAGCATCTACTACTTTACCAAGCTCTGTGATAACATTAGCAGCAGTGATAGTAGTACCTACTACATCGATGACATCTGCGTTAGCAGCAGCCAAAGTAGTGAAACCATCGAACTCACCAGCGTTAGCATCAACACCTTGCCAGATGTTTGTTTCGTTCTTAGCAGCTACCTTAGAAGCAACATATCCGATTAAGTAATCAGAGAAAGAAGCTGGTAGTACATCGTGAGCAGAGTAGCCCATTTCAATAGCAGACCAGTCATCTTCAAAATCGCTCTTACACAATTCAAGATTCACTTGAAGTTGCTTAACTTCCAAGATGCTCTCTGCGAGAGTCAATGTAGAAGTATCAGAGAAATCACAAGTAGCATCCTTAGTGATAGCATCAAGGTTGATAGTCTTGAGGACTTCTTTGAATTTTACATTTGGTTTGATTGTAACACCACCGCCTTCGATAGTGTCTGCGCTCAAAAGAGCTGCCGATACATAACGCCCAGCGAATTCACCAGCGTATGTAGTTGTTACTGAAGTGGTTGTAGCCATTTTTCTTCTTTATTTAAATTTAGGATAATTTACTGAATACACGAGATAGAGTGTTTTGCGGTGCTTTCTTAGCATAGCGATTCATCTCTACCTTTTTCTCTACTGGTGCAGCAGCGACTTTCTTAGCAGCTGGAGCTTCATCGATGCTCATCTCTACCTTATCTTCTTCTGCACTCATTTCTTCCTCTTGAGGCATCATACCAGCGATCAACTCTTTGATCTCTACGATAGCTGATTCGAACTCCTCTTTGGTTACATAGTTCATTTCTTCCTCTACTTCTTCAGCAGCTTGTTCAACCTCAACTTCTTCTTCTTCAGCTGGAGCTTCTTCTACTTCTTTGATCTCAGCGATGACACCTTCTTCTACGATAACCAATACACGACCATCTTCTAGTTCATGCTCTCCAACAGGAGCAGCTACCTTCTCATCATCTTCACCTACGAGGAACACATTTTGACCAGCCTCGAAAGACTCAGCCTCAATCGTTACACCATTGGCTAACTGCATTGTAGCCATCTCTACTTTTTGGACTTCCTCACTTGGAGTGAGAGCCATCTCAATCTTCTTGAATACTTCGTTTAGATTCATTGTCTTGAACTTTGTTAATTAAAAAACTATTTATTGATATTTTGGGTTACTTTCTATATTTGATTCAGCTCCTTCAACTTGCTCTCTGCCCATCCCTTAGCACTTAGACCACCCCATAGTAAGTAGGATATATAACCACAAGATGTGGTATCTCCCTCATCGTAATACTCTTGCGCTCTACTTAGGTAGCTGTACATACGCTTGATGGTTTCTACTGAGAGTGGTTGCTTCTGTGCTAACTGCTGCGCTCGGATCTTACCGACTTGAGTAGCGCACTTGTTACCTTGCTTCTCGTTGAGTTCGATTCCTTTCTTTGCATTGTTAGATACTGAATCAGGGTAGTCTTTGAATGACTCCATCTCCAGCTTCTTTCCATTCTTATATCTCTTGTCGTTCTTTAGAACGCCTTTAGTTATTCCCAGAAGATATAGTGAGAGGAGGTGTTCGGCTTCTGCTGATTCGATTGCTGATAGTTCCGTATTGACCTCAATAGCGGACTCTCTTTGCATGAACCATCCTTCGATGCTAAACCCTTTGACTCTGCCTTCTTTGACATAGGTCTCCCAAATATCTTCGTTATTAACTTTCATGCTTACCATCCATGTACCTACTGGGTACTCTAAGCCGTAGGCTCTAGACTTGTCCTTGTCGCTGTCCTCGATGATCCAGCTCTCTACTAGCGATAGACCTTCTATCTTCTCGTTATGCTCTAGGGTAGCGTTGCCTTGCTTACCATTCATCAAGTACAACTCCGATGCTCTGCGTATCGTTTCCTTAGTAAAGAACACATAGTATTCTTCGCCACCATCTACTCGGTAGATAGGCTTCTCTGGAATCATAGCTGCACCCATCAGGATGCGCTTCTCGTTGTCTACCTCTTTGAACTCGAACTTGTGGTCTTTGCTCATTGTGATGAAGTCCTCCTCTATCGCTGGATGCTCTACGATGCTGATAGCATCAATACCATGCAATAGCTTCTCCTCATCTAATACTAATTCAAAAAATCTCATACTATCCGAATGTTGCTGTTTCTTCTATTTTACGATCTAGCTTCTGTGCGCTCTGTATGTCTTGGTTTACTACATACGCTCTCATTGATGAGCCTTGCAGACTCTCTGCTATCTGATTGCCTAAGTTAGCACCAGATGTATCAAACCCGATACTAGAGTTCAGACCTTGAGGTCTTGGGATGTTAGGTGTAGGTGATGCTGGTCTAGAACCTCCTCCTCCGCCTCCGCCTAGTTGTCTACCCCCTACGCTTACATTAGAAGGTGATGGCGTTGGAATATCAGTTTTGTAGATTGCACGAACACTAGCAATACCACTGGCTACTACACCAGCTGCTGCTACTGCACCAAAGATACCACCTTGTGCTAGTGCCTTCGTAGCCCCTGTGTAGGTGTTGATGATAGCCTCTGCTGCGCTTATTGCTTTACCAGCTGCTGCGTTCTCACCAGCTAACTGACCTAGACCATTCAACGCTCCAGCAACTATGTCCAGCTCCGCCATCTTCTGTGATCTGGTTTTCTTTGCTGAGTCAGCTTCTATCTGCTCCCTTGTTGAAGCATACTGCTGATCCATCTGAGCCATGCTATTGCGTAGCATCTTGTGCATCTTCAGTTCGTTATCTACTGCGAACTTCTTACTATCTACTGCCTTAGTGTTTAGCTCTAGGATAGCTGACTCCTCATCACGAATGGCTTGGGCTGCATCTCTTACTTGCTTGTTTAAGCTGTTGTAGGTAGCTACCAATTCCTTCAAACGAGTATCACGCTGTGCTTGTAGTTCAATCACACGAGCATTCGCTTCTGCTTCTGCCTGTAAGTCATCTCTCGTAGACTCCCCTAGTGCGTTCTGCTCTTGTAAGATTCTAGCCCTCTCTGCTGCTATCGCTACCTCCTCATCTGCAAGTTGCTTCTCTAATTCCATCGCCTCTTTTAATGCGTTGGCTCTTGCTTGAAGATCTCTAGTTTCATCTGCGGCAACAAGTCGTAACGCCTCAATTGATGCTCTACGCTCTGCACGAGTTTCTATCATTGAAATCTCACGATCCTGTAATGCTTGGAACTGGCGTTCTAGTTCGGCTGCTGCCGATGCTTCATTGCGTATCTCCTCACCCAATCCCTTGAATGATCCCTTTAGGATATCTACACCTTCAGAGAAATCACCTGATAGTATCTTAAACAACCCCTCACCAAATGTTGATACACGATCAACCAACACATCAATAGTAGCACCTATCGCTTTAAACGCTACATTCAACTTATCCGCTCCCCTTTGAGTATTGGTAAAGTAAGAGACTAGAGTACCAATAGCAAGAACTAGCAATCCAATACCAGTGGCTGCTATTGCAACCTTCAAGGTTTTCATTGCCTTGACTCCGTTCTTTATACCAGTTACTGCATTCTTAAAGCCAGACACTAGACCACCAGTCATCTTGTCAATGCCTGATGCTAAACCATCAAATGAGCCTTCCGCTTTGTCGGCTGCTTTCGCAGTGTCCTCTACGGCATCGGTTAGCTTGTCTACATTATTGACAGCCTTATCCGTTTTGACATTTATTTCTATTTCCCTTTTCTCAGCCATTTGATATGTGCTTTAGCTTCCTTCCATGTGGTAATCATATTATACTTTCCTTTCGCTATCTGTACCTCCTCTGTGAAGTGGTCAGCGTATGGAAGCTGCTCTATTATAAAACCCAAGTTCATTAGACATCGTTTAGAAGTTCAAGTGTTGCCTCTCTCGTTCTGAGGTTGAGGTTCACTTCATTTATTACATATCGCTTACCAGCGATCACTAGCTTGTCATTCATCTTCAACTGATAGATAGTAGTCATAGGTAGGATAGCTTTGAAGCTATACACCCTTCTACTGGTTGAGTAGAGGTCAGTAATGTAGTCCTCCCAGAACTGCGAGTACAGCGTTTCATTGAACGCCTGACCATGATACGGATCTAGCTCTAGACCGAAGGTAATCATCTGCGTTACATCTGCTGCTACCGAGTTGTCTACATTGGCGATAAACATACATTGCTCCATAGGATCTGCTGGAGTAGGAGTCAGCCCTGTCTCATCTAGGAAGCCGATAGGACTACCGCTAATGTCTAGCGTACCATTTGAGTAGAAGATTATAGGCGCACCGATATAAGGCTCTAGGTCTTTGTCTATGGACTTACCTATTAGGAAGTCTACTGGATTGCCTGTATCTAAATCATTCAGCTTGTCGAAGCGTAGTAGTTCGAAGTTCGTTTGGTTCGTTAGCTCACCACCATCGAAGGTGAAGTCGGCTCTCAGATCGCCATAGCCTATATCTCCACTCGTTAGTCTATGTGTACGCATCAACTTGCTATCTGCTAACTGATGTTCTAGCTTGAGCCTTCT